TATTGTTTAAAGTTTGACCTTGGCGAATTTCTAACTGCGATTTAATTTTATCTCCATCAAATACATTAGTAACATGAAATGACATTTTGCTTAAAGCAGCAATAATTGCACTAGTGCCGCCACCAGATTGTCTAATATTCGGTGCTGCTAAAATATCATCGCCTGGATTCATTGTGAATGACCCAAAAGGACCTGATATCATTGTGTCTCCAGATCCAGCTGGGATAAATAAATCATTTTTTGATTGTTTACCTAATGAATCAGAAACAGTAGCTGCTTCATTTTTTCCTAAACCAGTAATTGCGTCTTTAACCGTTCCATATGTTGATACTAAAGCTTTCATTGATGTTACAAATGTACTATCAGAAAGAGCTGCAGCAATTTCAGAAGCGCCTGCTAATGCAGCTGTCTGTGCTTCTTTTGCTTTATCTGCAATCTTATTAATATGATCTGCCATGGCTGCCGGGGTGCCGAATTTTTCTACTAAAGATTTAGCATATTCTACATTGGCAGCATCTTGAAGTTTTTGGTCTTCAGATCGTATATCTAATTTATCTTCTAGAGTTTTAGTATTATCTTGTTCAATTTTTCCAGATTCTTTTCCAGCTTCATTATTTAATTTCAATGAAGCATACATATCTAGCATTTCACCTTTTTGCATGCTGAATGCTGCAGCTGCTTTTTCTAGAAGTATTGGATTTTCTTTTAATTGTTCCCCATTTTCTTCAAGAAATGCTGTTAATTGTTTTTGCAATTCATTAGCATCTCCTGCGTATGCTGCTCTTTGTATTTCTGCAACATTTAATGCTTTAGCTCCTAAAAGTTGTAATTCTAATTCATTTGCAATAGCTGATTCTACATCTAAAAAACTATCACCGATTGATAATAATTTATTCATTTCGATGTTTAGTTTTTTAGCACCCATTACAGCTTCTACAAAACTTTTATTAGACATTTTACCGAAACGAGCGGCTGATTCAGAATCCATAGCTGCAACAGCTTCTGTCACTGCTGCTTCTACAGCTTCAAAATCTTTACCATATGTATTACCAGCTTCAGTTAAGATGCTTTCAAATTTACTCATACCGGCTGTTACAGATTGATTTTTATCTGCAAACAACGCTTGATTTTTTAATAATGATTGATATTGTTCATCTGACAAACTTAATTTAGTGCGCATTAAGTCCATTTGTTTAGCAATCGCAGTACCTAATTTTCCTCCTTGAGTTAAAAATCTTGTTTGTCCTGGAATTAATTTATTTAAATCGCCAGCATATTGTTTTAGTTTATCAGCATTTGTACCAATTTTAACAGCCATTTTATCAAAAGCTTGACTTAATTGAGCAGCTCTTGTTGTATTTACTTTAAGTGAATCTGATAATCCTCGGTTTCGTTGTTCTAGAACGCTAATTTCTTTATATGTCTTTTGTGCACTTGTTGCTAATGAATCAAAAACATTTTCTCTGATTAAATCTCCGGCACCTTTTTGGTATGTAGAAAATGTATCTTTCAATGCTTTGTTAAAAGCATCTAATGCATCTGCTGCGCTACTTCCTTGTCTAGGCATTTGCTTTAACTGAATAATAAGTTGCGTATGATTGGTCATATAAAACGTTCCATTTTATATAAATATTTACAATGGAGATTTTACGATTTTTTGTTTTCGTTTAGTTTGTTGTTTAGCTTGTAGTTGTTCTGCACGTTGTTCTGCTTCTTCATTCATCTTATTTATCTTTTTGATCCAAAATCTACGTATATATACCGGCATTGTGTATAATGTTTCCCAGTCCCATCGGCCGGCGCCGAACCATACTAAATTAAATAAGCTTTCGTGTAGTTTTACTCGGTCTTCTGGTTTAAAACCAAAAAAAGTCTGTTCCAATCGGAAACCCGGAGATGAAGGTGCTCCCATCTTCACCTTCAAACTCATATTTCATATCTAAATCTGGAATATTTTGGGCTACATGAGCTCGGAATTTTTTTGCATCTCGAGCTAGAAATTCATAACGAATAAAATTTTTGATGTCTTCTAAATTTCTAGTATCATTAATTTGTGTAATCGATCGTTCTAAAAATTCAGATATTTTTAAATCTTCGCCGTCACCTGTTGACAAAAATCTAAATTTTAATCTAATGCCATTATCTAATACATAATCAAATTCTCCATTATCATCAGATTCTAATTCAAATTGTTTAGGAAGTATTTTACTTAAATCAATAACACGATTAAGTTGTTTTTCGGTTTTAGGATCAGTAACGATAACTGGATATTCTTTTCCATAACTCAATATTCGAGCTGCAATGATCAATCCATTTTTATCAATTTTCGAAACTGTTGCATAATCAACAGGCGTGACAATCAAAGCTTCTAATAATTTATCTAATACAATACCTTCTCGTAAATATGATGGATTTGTTAAAATATCTTCATCATATGCGGTCATGTATCGCATTTCAATTTTTCCGGAACGAAGTGGATGTGTTTTTGGATAAACTTGTCCATTAGTAATCAATTGAACTACTTCACTTGGAATAGTTTTTCGTTTGTCTTGTTCGTATTGTTGTTTTGCTAATAAGATTAGATCTTGATTTGAAACTCGGTCTGTTAATCCGCTCATTTAAACTCCTGTAACTTTATTATAAATATGATTGAACATGAAAAATGGGGGCAAAAGCCCCCATTAAATTGTGATTCTTAATATTGATGAATTGCGTAATCGTATTTCAATGTTAATTCAATTGTTACTGCATCTTCTGTAGCCCAATCCATTGAACCAAAGTTTGCATCTAATATAAATGCACCTTTCAATGTCCAGTTTTCAATTTTTTCGCCTAATGCTGATAATGCATAGAATTCAACGTCTCTTTTGTAATCTGATGAATAACCATCACGGCCTGTTAATGATTCATGATGAAAACGAATCCATTCCATTACTGTTTGAGCGCCTTCTGCTGTTACTGGATCATATAATGTAATAGACACATCATTCCAACGAGACTTGCCTTTTACTTTGCGGTCAATGTTAATGTGATCTAAAACAATTTCGCCGTTAGTGATGCTAGGACGAGCTGCTGCCTTTACAAGGTATGCAGGAATATTTGTGCCGGCTAATTGCATAATAAAACGATTAGTATATTTCGGTTCCCACGAAAATGCACTGTTAAATAAATCGTCTTGACTAATGTCCGGTAAAGTTGGAGTCAATGCCATGTTGTATCCTCTTTTTTCTTTTTATATAAATATTGGCAAAGTAAAAAAGGTAGAACCGAAGTCCTACCTTTCTTTTGTTTAACCTAAATACTATTCTGGGAAACTTGCTCCCGTAGGTTGAATATTGAAATCTAATACAATAAATTCAGCCGTTCTAGTTGGTTGAAGGAACAATTGACCATATAAAATATTTTGATCAATTAAGTCCGGAGTGTTATTTGATTGATCCATAACAACTCGGAATTGATATAATCCTTGACGATTCTTAACTGATTCTAAATAAGGATTAACAATAGCCAAGAAACGCAAACGAGTTGCATCTGTGTTTTGTTCGAATACTAAATAACGAGTTGAAGATGCAATAAATTTCTTAACCGCAATCAACAAACGACGCACATTTACTCGGTCTAATGCACTTGGACGAGCTTGTAGTGTCTTTTGACCCCAAATTACTACTCCTTCGTTAGGGAAGTTCGCAATAGGGTTAACACGTGCATCATACAATGTATCACGATTTGCTTGTGACAATCTTACATATGTATCAGATACGCGAGTCAAACCACCACGATTTAAGCCAGCTGGTGCATACCAAGGTTGAGCTACAGTGTCATTAAATGCTAATGCACCTGGTACTACTACTGAAGGTGGTACCCATAATGGAACATTGTTAGATGGATTAGTGATTCTTACCCATGGCCAATATGTTGCTGTATAGCTACTATCTGTACTTGTTACTTGATTAACTACTGTTGAAATATTATCAGTTAATGCATTTGAATCCATTACATAGAATGTATCTTGACGAGCTTCTACTAAGTTTTGAGCTAAGTTAGTTACTGCAGAGTGAAGACTTGTTATGATACCTGGTGTAACTAACAAATTCATATCATAATAATCTGTATTGCTCAATAAACCAAATGCTTTATTATAAGCTACAGTACCAGTTGCTGATGCAGATGAACAATCAAATCCAAATGTGTTAGCTGTGGTAATGTTTGTACCCGAATATTTTTTCAAGTTTGGTTTAGCACCATCAAAACCACCTTGGAATGGAACTATGAATTTACGTGTTGTTAAAGCAACATTGTCTGTAAATGTTCCTGCCGTTAATGCAGTTTCTAATGAACCTGAATATGCAGTTGCCAATGTTGGGAAACCAACTTGTGAATCTTGAGATACATCTCCTAAATAGAAATCTACACTGCTTCCTGTTGTTGAACCCGAAGTAGGAATAGCTCCTAAATAACTCATGTTGCTAGCAACACCGAAATTAAATCCAAAATAATTGTTTGTGCTAAACTGCCCTGCTACAACTTGTGATGTTAAGTATTGAGCTGCACGTAAATTTAATGAACCTGATGCATTTGGAATTGTAGATGATGGAGCACGGAATCCAAATGGAAACAATGTTTTATCATTTGTCTTGTTCGTAACACCTTCAGTAACTTCAACACGAATGTAACGAGATTGATTTGGATAATCTCCCGAAATTACTAAATCGCCATCATTAGTTACTGATTGATAGCGATCTCCAATAACTCTAGCAATATAGCGAGGTGATGTTGGATCTAAGTTAACATTTAAGAATGATTCAACTGCTGGAGAAGAATCTGTATCAGAAATTAAACCATAAACTGAATTTGGAATGTTTGCGGTGTTAACTCTGCGTACTTCTACTGTGAATGTTGGATATCCATTTGGATCAGATACTTCTGTTGATGCTTTAACGTCTCGTATTGCAACTTTGGTTTCATAGTTAACATTGTCACCGTGAGATAAAGTATGGAAACGAAGCAAGTTCTTAACTACGCTACCAATTTTTTGAGATGTGATCCAAGGGGTTACTGCCGTTTGATAATCTTGCAAAAATTCATAATTAGATAAAATTGCTAACTCGGTAGTAACTTGACTTAAATTATTAAACAAGCCGTATGCAGTTGGGTTTTCATATTGCACATAAACTGGATAGTCTATAGACTTTGGAGAATTACCAAATACTTTAGATAAATACTTGTTGCTAGTTTGTACAATTGATCCTGAGATAGCAACGCCTTCAGATACTAAAAATGATCCATCGAATCCAATTGCAGAATCTGCGCCTGCTGCATATGATCCTGAAATTTTAATTGCAAAATTTCCAGAGCCAGCATCTTGTAATACCGAATCTTCAAATAATGCTGTTGCACCTGTCGTTGTTACTGCTTGAGTTGGATGTAATACATGTGTTACAATTTGTGTTGAACCTGATTTTGCAATTACAGCCAAAGCACCATTAGTTAACTTGTATCCATCTTCATACAATAAACGTGTTACTGTAATAACTCCTCCACCTTGACGCAAATAATCTTCTACTACGAAAGGAACATATGAATCATCTGTATATGAACCAAATGTTGCAACGAATTCAGAATAGTTACGTACTTGTGTAGGAATTAATGCTGGTCCTTTTTGCGTAGGACCTACGATTGCTGCACCAATTTGTGCAACGCCTCCAGCTAAGAACGATTGATCTACTTCGTTCGTAAATACGCCTGGAGAAACTAATCTTTCTGCCATTATAATACTCCTATGATTTTTTATTTATAAATATGGGTTTATTGGGTCAAACCGGTTTCTGGAGTAAATGTGCCATCAGCAATATTGATTTGTCCTTCACCGTAACGTTCTCGCATTTTTTCTAGCAATTCTTGTTCTTGTTTTCTTAGAGTTTCAAATTCTCCATATAAACGGTCTTGCTCTGCGTTTAAGAACTCCATTCTTCGATTCATTGCAATTTGTTCTAATGCAACAGAACCTAAGTTATTTGCGTTATTTGCAAAGGATTCTCGAAGTGATTGAATTTCTTCTAAATGTTCTTTGTCTAATTTTCTTGTCATTATAATGTCCTTTCAATATATTATAAGAAATTTTTAAACGAATCCAAATGTTTGTGCGAACATAAAAAAAAGCGAGCCGTTTAGACTCGCTTCATTAATGCATTTGAATTTGAATTATTCTTCAACAATTTCAAGTTCGAATGTTTCTGGATTGATTGT